GCACCCGGATTACATGGACGATCCGCGCGAAAGTCTTTATGTCGCGGCTTTACATCACAGAGTTATAGCAGATGTTTTGATGGCAGTTGAACGCGGAGAAAAACGGCGCGTAATCTTGTGCGCCCCTCCGAGACACGGAAAGACGCAGATCACGACCAAGACAGCGCCCGCGTGGTACGAGGGCCGAAACCCGAAGGACTCCGTAATTGTCGCCACCTACAACGAGAAATTTTCAGTAGACCTTGGGCGCGCAGTAAGAAATCTAATGCGGTCTCCACTTTACGGGCAAGTTTTCCCGGGTGTGTGTCTTGAGACAGGGTCTCAAGCAAGTGACTTTATGACTATCGAAGACGGCGGCGCTTTGGCTTTCGCCGGCCGCGGCGGAACAATCACCGGCCGCGGCGGAGACTTGCTGATTATCGACGACCCAATAAAAGGCCGCGAGGAAGCAGACAGCCCCACAATCCGAGACAAGCTTTGGTCTTGGTACAACAACGATTTAAAATCCCGTCTTATGACTGACAGCGGAAAGATTATTATTATACAAACACGTTGGCACGAAGACGACCTTGTTGGGCGTCTCACAGACCCCCTAAATTCATATTATGAACCAGAAGAGGCGGCACAGTGGGAGATAATTAATCTTCCGGCTCTGGCAGAAGACGGAGATGTATTGAAACGCCCTACTGGTACGGCCTTGTGGCCGGAGCGGTTTAGCGCGAAGCACCTAAAGAACTTACAAAGAGCCGATCCCCGGGGTTTCATGGCACTGTATCAGGGTAAACCATCGCCCGACGATGGCGATTTCTTCAAGGCCGAACACATTGTTACATACGGGCGAAAAGAATTGCCACCTAAAGAGGCTTTGAGGTTTTACGTGGCGAGCGATCATGCTGTCTCGACTAAGCAGGGCCGCGACAGTACCGTTCTAATCCCGGTAGGAGTGGACGCTGACGACAATATTTGGGTTATGCCAGACGTTTGGTGGAGACAACAACCAACCGACGTGGTGGTCGAAGCGATGCTTAACACGATAGAGCTTTATCAGCCCTTTTGGTGGTGGGCCGAAAGAGGTCACATATCAAAATCAATCGGGCCTTTTTTGCGTAAAAGAATGATCGAAGAACGCGTTTTTTGCGCTATGGATGAAATTGTTCCGATTTCAGACAAGCAGACCCGGGCGCAGAGTATCCAAGCAAGAATGTCGCTTGGGAAAGTCAGATTTCCTAAATTCGCCACTTGGTATCCCGCGGCTAGGGATCAGCTTCTAAAGTTTCCTCACGGCGCGCACGACGATTTTGTGGACGCTCTGGCGTATATCGGACTTGGACTAAATAAGATTGTTCCGTCACGGTACTCTGGGAAAAAGAAAAGAAAAGAAGCACAAATAGGAACAATTGCTTGGGTCAAAGATCGGTCAAGCACGGAGCGTAAAGAACGCGCAATGCAAGTTAACAGTGGCGGATGGTAAAATGGAAAATAATTTTGATAGCGATTTAGAGAACAACGACAAAAACACACAAGATAAAGTTATTCTCCGTGAAAGACCCGAGCCCAAAGAAGCCCGAGCCGCGCACGTTCAGCGCTGGAGCGCTGAAATAACAGAGGCTAAGTCATACTACAAAGATACGTTCACAACCATGCGAAAAGACCAACAATTTGTTAGGGGAGCGCAATGGGAAAATCAAGCCGGCAAATACGTTGCGAATGTTGCTCACCGCCACGTCCAGCAAAAGACAGCTTTTTTGTACGCGAAAAACCCCAAGGTTGTAGCCAAAACACGACCCCGGATTATGGGTAAAGTATGGGATGGCACAAACGCACACCTTATGACCGCGCAACAGGCCCTAATGGGGGCCCAACAAGGCGCGCCGGTCAGCCCGGAAGCACAGCAAATTGTGCAAGAAGCCGAACGGGCAAAGTCACATAATCAGATGCTTAAACGCGTCGGAGACACTTTGGCTTATCTATATGAATACAACCTCGATGAGCAAATTGATCCATTTAAGAGTATGTTAAAACTAACTGTTCGACGTACAATTACGACAGGCGTCGGGTACATTAAGCTGGGATTTCAACGCGTTATGGAGATGCGTCCTGACGTCAAAAACCAACTCGCAGACTTCACTCAGCGGCTGCATACAATGGAGCGGCTGGCCGCGGACATGGCAGATGGTGAGATTAACGAGCACGACGCCGAGGCGGATCAATTACGTCTCAGCATAAATGCGTTGCAAAAAGTAGATCAAGCTCTTGTGCGCGAGGGTTTAGCTCTTGATTACCCAGACAGCACGTCAATTATTCCAGATCAAAAGTGTAAAAACTTGAGGACTTTTTCGGGTTGCGATTGGGTAGCGCAAGAATATCTTTTAACTCCAGAAACCGTCCAAGAGATTTATGGAGTGGATGTTTCTACGCACTACAAGGGGTATTCCTCGCAACGAGGCGAGGAAGGTGCAGCCGCCGAGGCTGTCTCAGAAATGGAGGCGCGCGACGAAGACAGAGTTAACAAGAAACGCCCGGAGGCGATGGTGTGGGAAATTTACAGCCGTCTCGACGGGCTGGTTTATGTTATTTGTGACGGATATCCTGAGTTTCTTGAAGAGCCGGCAGAACCCGACGTTTTTACCGAACGGTTTTGGCCTTGGTTCCCCGTTATTTTTAACGAAGTCGATGATCCAAGCGACGTTTTCCCACCAAGCGACGTGTCTCTGATCCGAGACATGCAAATGGAATATAATCGATCAAGACAAGGTTTGCGCGAACATCGCAGAGCTAATCGACCCAAGACAGCGGTTGCCGCCGGTGTCTTGGATGAAGAAGACATAAATAAGCTCCAAAACCACCCGGCTAACGCGGTGTTAGAGTTGAACGCCTTGGCACCGGGCCAATCCATAGATCAAGTCTTACAAAGTGTTAAGGGGCCGCCAATCGACCCCGCTCTTTACGAAGTAAATAGTGTTTACGAAGACATCTTGCGGGTTGTCGGTGTGCAAGAAGCAACGATGGGTAGTGTCTCTGGGGCAACCGCAACTGAAACGTCGATTGCACAGAGTTCGCAATCCTCCGCGACACAATCAAATGTCGACGATTTAGATGAAGTTTTGACACTATTAGCCCGCTCCGCTGGTCAAATCTTGTTTAAAGAAACAAGCGTTCAAACTGTTGAAAAAATCGTTGGAGACGGGGCAGTTTGGCCGGAAATGTCACTCGAAGATATCGCTTCAGAGATATTCTTGCAGATTGAAGCGGGGTCCACGGGGCGTCCAAATCAAGCACAAGAAATCCAAAACGCGGAGAGACTGTTTCCTTTGCTTATGCAAATGCCGGGTCTTGATCCCGAATGGCTTGCGCGCGAACTAATCAAGAGATTAGACGATAGAATTGACATCAACGACGCATTTATCTCAAACGCTCCTAGTATCGTGTCTCAGAACCAGAATAGTCAACCAACGCAAGGCGCGCCGGGCGATGACCCAGAAGCACAAGGCGCAGAAGGTGGGTCGAACACGCCAACTCCAACAGAAAGCGCACCGCCTGAACTTGGGGAAATGGTACAAAATGTTATAGGTGGAATGATGCAACAATAGCCAAATGTTGTGTGTTTGTTATTGCACAAGACACAAGATGTGTGCTAAAGACACAAGACATTGATTTTAAGCTAAGAATTTTTAAGGAGGCGTAATGTCGGACCTTTCGCCAGCCGATACAGAACAAATCGACGATATATCTCTCAACGAGAGCGCGTCTCCGTCGAGCGCAGAAGATACAGGGGATGAGCCCGAAAGTTTGCTTGATGCTGTTGCCGACAGCATTGATTCGGAGTTTGAGGCCGACAGCGATTTAGATGTCGAAAAAGAACTCGCAGATATAAAAGCTCAAAAAGAGGACGACCCCGATCCTCTAGAGAAGGTTGCGGAACCGGCGACGGAGAACGACCCGATCACAGACGAAGCTGAGACACCTGATGAGCAACCGGTCGAAGCCGAGATGGCGGAAGACCCAGACGAGACCGAGTTGGCGGAATACAAACCGAAAACACGGAAGCGAATTGAAAAGTTGCTAGGTGAAAGAAACGTGCTGAGACAGGAGCGTGAGCAATACGCGCCTTTCGTTGAAGCGATGACAAACCACGACATTAACCAGCAAGACATGTCTCTACTCTTAGGAGCCGGGGCTGCGTTGCGAAAAGGTGATTTTGATGCGTTTTTAGCAGGGGTTATGCCCTATGTTGAAAATGCACAAGCGATGGTTGGTCAAAGACTTTCACCCGATCTCCAAGATCAGGTAAATCAAGGCTATGTCTCCCCCGAAGCGGCACGGGAACTCGCGCAGAGGCGAGCTTCTGAATTGCATCAACAAGGGGAAGCACAGCGAACGCAAGAGCGAAATCAGAACCAAGCGGTTCAAGAACACGCTTACCGAGTGCAAGCTTCTATCAACGATTGGGAAAAATCTATCAGTCAACGAGACCCCGACTACTCGCAAAAACAGGATGCCGTGAGGCGCTATGCTCAAGCGCTTATTCAAGAGAAAGGGATGCCGCAGTCGGCTGAACAAGCAGTTGAATACGCAGAAACAGCATATCGAGAGGTCTCTGAGTTGACAAAATCCGTTGCACCACAACGACAGCCAACTCGTAGAACTCCGAGCGGCGTTCATTCTTCAAACGCTCAAGGAGCTAAAACGGAGCCAACTTCCTTTCTGGAAGCCGCCATGCAAGGCTTGGCCGCGTCTACTAGCTCTTAAAACAGGAGTAGCAAAAAATGGCATTTACAGCCACAGAAGTAACCTCAATCGCCAACGCCGCGTTGGATTTCTACTTGAACAAAGGCAAAGCTTTTGCCCAATCTATCCAGAAAAAACCACTTTTAGATCGCCTACAGCGTTCTAAGAAAACTTTTTCTGGCGGAAAAGGTGACATCTCGGTCGGTATCAAAGGCACTTACGGTGCTGGCGGGACGAACGACGGTGTTTCCGGTTACACGCACGACGACACAGTTTCGTTTTACACACCTGAGAACATCCAACGTGCCGCTTTTGCGTGGCGCGAGATGCACATTGGTATGGCGTTAACACACACAGAGCTTAAAATCGACGGTATCTCAGTCACCGACGAAAGCGGCAGTGAGACCTCAAAGCACTCAAAACGTGATATGCACGTTTTAGTTGGTTTGCTTGAGAACAAAATGGAAGATTTGGGCGAGCAATATGCTTCGACCATGAACACCCTTCTATGGGGAGACGGTAGCGGAGACGCGAAAGCGTTGGCGGGTATCAAAGCTCTTATCACTGCTAACCCAGCTACGGGAACAGTCGGCGGTATCAACCGTGCTACGGCTGCAAACTCTTGGTGGAAAAACCGCGCTCGTACCGCGGCACACGCCAGTTCGGCCGTTACTTCGGCCACGACTTCCGGCGGCGTGTTGTTCCAAGCATTGCAAGCAGAGCACCGTCAGCTAACACGTTACGGCGGTAGCCCAAATTTGGCTCTTGCTGGTTCCGATTTTCTTGCGGCTCTTGAGACAGAGATGCGAGCAAACGGTAACTACTCGCAGACAGGTTTCGGCGACGGCGGAAACGATTTCGCAGTCAGCGGCCTTAACTTTATGGGACAGAAATTCATTTACGATCCGTCGTTAGATGACCAATCTCTCTCAAAACGTTGCTACTGGCTAGACACAAATGCTGTCTTCCTAATGACGATGGAAAATGAATGGAACAGGACACACACACCAAGTCGTGCGTCAAACCAATTTGTTATGCATCGTTCTATCACTTGCACCGGCCAAATGGTTGCGCGTCAGTGTAACTCAAGTTTGGTTATCGACATAACATAAGTTTACCCCCCGGTGAGGGGCGGTTCTCCTAGAGCCGCCCCGACCCAACAACC